TACGGCGCGCGTGGTGGCCGGCCTTGCCGGGTACCCTCTGGGTGGAGCTGCACCTGACGATGCGCGCGGGCCAGCCGCAACCGGCGCTCGTCGGCGCGTTCCTGCCAGAAGTCAGAGATGCGCGGTTGGCCCATCACCGTATCCTTCCCAGAGTACGCCAGTACCACCAGACTTTGATACCGCGCGGCACATAGACCGCCAGATCCTCAATCTGCCACAGCATCCATTTGACCATCTTTGACCTCCCATCCTGCCGCAATCAGCAGAGCACGCGCTTCGTTCCATCGATCGATACCGCCTTTCTGTGCGGCCAGCATCGCCTTACGAAACACCAACCAATCGACCGGCGATATATCAGGATGCACACCCCATCCGACCTGACCCGCAGCATACGTCGAGCTCTTCGATAGCCAGCCTCCTGTGCGGCGCTGTGGAGCCAGGACAGTAAGAGTATGGAGTGTGGGTCTTTCGTGCGTCTGGGGCCGTCTGGTGGTCTTGTACGACCTTCTAGCGGCGGTCACGGCTGCACCCACTCAAACGCACGTTTCTTTGTCGGAAAGGATTTGAGCACCGGGCCGGCCTGTCGAGCTTTGAGCGCATCGAGTGCGCGCTGGTCAATCATCGGCCCGCCAGCCTGGTCGCGTTGCCTATCGAGGTCTGCGCTGAGCCGGCGCGCGGCATCAATCACGCTCGGATCGGTATCGGTCAACTGTGGTATCGGCGGGACGTGGCCGGTGCTCAGCCAATGTTGCCAGAGTGATCCGGCTGGATTCTCTAGACGAGATGATTCGCAAAACCGCTTGCAGCAGACAATATCGTGATTGGTTGCGACCGTGCCGGCCTCGACAGCCTCAACCGCTGATGACCGCCACAAGCCGAGCGCGACGAGTTGATCCACCAGTTCAGCCTTGCTCCGCTGATCTGATTCAATCTCGCACTCATCGACCAGGACGTCAATCCCTTCGTCCGTCTCCCCTTCGTCGTCAATCTCTTTTACTTCTTCTTCTCCTCCTCCTCGTCGGCCTCCTGGTATCAACCGGAGGACGGGCGCCGGAGGAGTAAGAGGAGGAGGAGATATAGGTTCTTGACGGTTAACTGACGGTTTGGGTGCAACAGGCTTCACCCCTTCACTACGCTGGATTGCACCCCTTGCTACGCTGGATTGCACCCCTACGGGTGCAACAGGCTTCACCCCTTGCGGCGTAGGGGGTGCAACAGGCTTCACCCCTTCGCGGCGTTGCGCGCCAGGGGTGACGATTGTATACAGGTTGGTTGAGCCTGCCGGCGTGGGCTGTCCGGCCTGTCTCCCGATGACCAGCTCGCCGGACTCATCGAGCTTGCTTAGGAGCACCTGGGCGTTGCGGGTACTCATCCGGCATTTGGTTGCCAGCGTGCCGACAGCCGGCCATGCTTCACCGTATTCATTGGCATTGTCTGCGATAGCGAGCAGCATTAACAGGGCGGTCCCGCTCTGCTCGCTATGTTGCCATACGCTTACCATAACTGCGATACTCATGGTACATACTCTCCTGGGAGTTTATTCCCCTTGCGCTTATTGCAGGGTTTGCAGAGGATTTGCAGATTGACCAGATCACTTGTCCCGCCACGCGATACCGGCAGGATGTGATCGATCTGAAGATCTTCAACCGCACGACAGTTTGTACACGCGAACCCATCACGCCGGCCAAGTGCAACCAGGATCTTTTCATAGCGCGCGGCGACTTCTTTGCGCGCTTTGGGCCTGGGCTTACGCGCTTGGGTGTGTGTCTCATGGAATTGGATGATGAGGTCATAAGCGCGGCGTATCGTCTCGGACTTATCGATGTGGCGCATCATATCAAGCTCGGCCTGGATCAACTCGGCCTCCGGATATTGCCGAAGGCTAGCGACGGTCGCGCCATAGCTCAGGAGGTTTTGTGCTGTATTCTCAGCGACGGCGACTTCCGTATATGCTGCGACCTTCCGAACCGCTGACGCGATCTCAGTGTCAGACATTGCGGTGAATTGATCGATAGGTATGATAACGGCCCCGATTCGGGTTGACCACGCATCTGAGGCTGCATACCAGGTACGGTACTCATCAATGACGACGGGCAATTCGACAGTCATTGGGACCACCTCATGGTACTATTCATAGTAGTCATTGCTTCTCGCCTATTTCCGGCTAACGTTCGCGCGTTAGGCCGGTTTTTAATGTGCATTTAATAACCTTACCCTTCAGAACCCAGCGATGCACTACGCCGGGGTCGAGGTCCGATCCATGCCAAACGTCGAGGTTTTGACCAGGTTTATGCCGCGAGCTGGGCCGGGACGTGCTTCACAAACGCATCCAACGCACTCTGCGGGACGCGCCGATGCTCACCGACCACGACATAGCCCAGCTTGCCCTTACGCATCCATATGTAGACAGCCGCGCGGGTCACGCCGAACATCTCCGCTACATCGTTGACCGTGTACAACCGTTCCATCTGTTGACCTCCTATGTGTTGCCTCTAGTATACACCAATATCATCGTATTTTCATTGGTATGCTTGACGACTAGTGTAAACTCGTGTATAATTCTCCACATACAGAAAGGAGTACGCAGTTGGGTTATCAAGCAGCGGAACGGACCATTACACTCACGACTGACGGTCGTAAGGTGATGTGGTTAATCGACTACACCGCAAAGACCTTCACAGCGGTCGCGGGCGGTGAGACACTCGGAACATGGGCAACCATGCGGGCGGGGATGCAGGCATTGAACCTGGTCGAAGTACCGGCAAAGAAGGGGCAGAAGTAATGGCACGGTCAGATCAGAGTCATCGCGGGCGGTGGGTCATCGGCAAGAACTTTAACTCGTCGGCGCTGCGGGCCGATGTTCAGTTGACGTTGATCCTTCCAACCAAGCAGCGCGTGTCAGTCACCCATGCCGAGGCGGTTGCGCTGGTTGAGACACATCAGGCAGAGGTCTTAAGTGGGTGGGCGGTCGAAAAACTGACCGACGGCAAGCGGTTTCGAAAGTAACAAGCGGCCCGTTCGAGTGTCGAGGACTCGAACGGGCCTATCACCGGAGTACCACCGATGCAAGAACAGATTATCACACAGACAATCGTGACCCCTCATCTGGCAACCGCAGCATCCATGCTGATCTGCGTTGCTCAGCCATCCAACGCATCCTTGCACCGCGCGCTGGTCAAGGCTGAGGCGCGATTGATTACTCAGCCGTGGCGCATCGATGCGGGCGGCGTGCTCGTGATTGTGTCCCACAGTGACCAGCGCGGCACGCACCAGACCGATGGTGAGTTCTGCGAGTGCAAGACAACACGCGGCGTGTGCTGGCATCGGGCCGCATGGCTCATCCTCTCGACACTGGCGGCTGGCGGGTGTTCTCCAGTAGCGAACTTACCGCTGCCGTCCATCCTTGATGATGACGAGCTGCCGGCTGAGTCCTTCCTCGATGGTCCGTTTGATTCATTCTCAGATGAGTCACTGACCGGACAAAATACATATGTCCAGCCGGCTGACTTCATTGAGGTTGATTACCTTCCCGTCCTGGTCAAGCGTGGCCGGGTGAAGGAGGCGGCATGATCACGCTGAACACCTGGGCTGACTTCGCAGAACTCTGCGACCTCATCCATGAGATGACGACTGAGCACGGCCTGACTGATGACCAGGCGTTTGTCGCCGCCTGCGCTGAGTTGCCGGTGCTGCTGGAGTTGCCGCCTGACGCGCGCTATAGGCCGGCCCGCGTGGTGGTCTGGGATCTGCTGACGGCTGATGAGCTTGCCACGCTCACCGATCGGTAGCACCAACGGCGAGACAATACGAACGGGCCAGAGTCAACGACTACTCTGGCCCGTTCGGCATTTAACGGTGCTCCCGTTCATTCGATTCTACCACGGGGCTCGTACTGTCCGAGATACTCAATCACACACGATTCACACCATGCTCTTGCCCACATATCAAGAATATACGGCTCATCTTCTGCGATCCGTTCCTTGCATATAAGACACGTCAGAATCGGTGTTGCTTTTGCTGGCATCGGGCGATTCTCCCATAGGCAGAAAGCCGACCCTGGCCAGGTCGGCTCTCTTGTGTCAGGCTTTGGCGACTTGACCAGCCAATCATAGCACGGCGCCCGGCGCGGCTGTCCATCGTTATCGTCGGCTTCGGTATCGTCGTGCATTTCTCATGCTACGCCGTGCAGTGGGGGACAGGACCGGACCCACCGTACCCCCCAGTCCGACAGGTCAAGTCCTGCATCAGTCGATTCTAGCATAGCTCAGTTACCCAAGAACAGCCTCACGAGTGCGTTCCAACTGCGCGCGAAAAAGGCCGCGATCTATCTTCTCCTGGAGTGCTGACGTTTTTGATATTTCGGTTTTCAGCGCGTCCATCAGGCGCTTCACCTCACTTTCAAGCGTTGCACGCTCATTTGTAACCGTGATAAGCTCAGCCACGACCCGGTCTCTCTCCTCGACTGCGACCTTCGTTTTGGATACGACCTCCTCGGTTAGTGCCGAAAACTTATTGATCTTCTCGTTCTGATCGGCGGCACGTTTCGCAGCCGCCGCAAGCAGATCGAACGCCGCCGCAAGGTCCGGATCGCTCGGGCGGTCGATTGGTTGGTGCGCCTGCATGTGCGATTGCATCACCACGATTGCCTCAGCCTGGTCACTTGTGACCTCCTGGGCCGGCAACCGCTGGTCAATGATCTCTTTCGCTTTGCGTTCGCGGTCACTGACGAGCAGATCGTCATACTCAGCCTGGGTCTGGGCTGGCTTGACCCACTTGCCAGGATGCCCGCTTCCGGTCCCACGCTCGAACACGAGCCCCGCACTCTCCGCTATGCGGTTGATATTCGGTATGTTCTGTCCGAACTGACGGCCAACGTCAAGCACCGATCGTCCAGAGAGCAACGCCTGGACGATGCCCGTCTTCTGTGATTCGTTCATAGGTCTTTCTCCTGTGGTCCACCGTCGCATCTGAACGTCCCATACCAATCCGTACAATTGGCCGATTGTTTGAACACGGTTGGTTGACAAGCGGCTCTCGCGATAGATCGTTCCTGTCGGTATTCCTTGTGCCAACTTTGCTGCAACCGTGGCGGCGATCTGCTGGTTCTGCTCAGCGTCTGACGCGGATTCTTCGTACCGCATCCCGTCGCGAGAGAGAGCGAATCCATTGAACCAGAACACGGTAGACATGAGATCGATGGAACAAAAGTATTTGGAAGCAAGCTTTGTCATTGAGACACCCTTGCGGATGAGTTCGCAGATGAGGGCCATATCGTCCGGTGTGAACCTCATTACTGGTTGGTCAATCGCTTCAGCTTTCACACTGCGATCCTTTCCCACAACCGGCCCCAGTTCGCACTCGTCGAGCACGACAAAGCGCCCGGTTCGCGCGGCCCGGTCATCGAGATAGATACCAACAATTTTGTGCTCGGCGTTGCGGCCAATGACGACGAGCGTCCGGCCATCGTGGAGCACATGAGTTCCAAGCATTAGCGGGCAAGTACTGGCGGGGCGCGCAGACATTCGGTAGAGTGCAAGAGCATCACGACCTCCTTACTAGGCTGATGACAGGTTCGGGCCGCTGGTAACGGCGCCGAACTGCGTCTACTCTAGCATCCCGATTCAGCCGTGTCTAGTGATGTGTGACAGGTTCTGTTATAGGTATTGCAAATGGAAATTTGCTTAAAGAATACTTATGCACTCCTGCTTGTATACTTGTCGCATGGATATGCCACAAGTCTTAAGTTATGGCGGGGGCAAGCAGACCGTAGCACTGTGTCTGCTTGTCGAGCGCGGCATCTTACCACGGCCTGATTACATCATGGCAGCCGATACCGGGCGCGAGGTACAAACGACCTGGCACTACCTCGACGAGCATATACGCCCGCGCATGGCCGCGCTCGGTTTGCCGGTCATTATCGCGGGACATGACCTGGCGTCGGTTGATACCCACGGGCATAACGGCGATCTGTTGTTGCCGGTCTGGACGGATACCGGGCGGCTGTCTACCTACTGCTCTACCGAATGGAAGGCCCGCGTTATCCAGCGCAAGCTGCGAGAGATGGGCTTGACCACGGCTACCAATTGGATCGGGTTCTCGTGGGACGAGCGCAAGAGGGTAAAAGGTGATGACCGGGGGCCGTGGTTTCGCTCCTATCCGCTGCTTGACCTGATGCTCACACGCGCCGATTGTGAAGCCATTATTACATCGGCAGGGCTGCCGCTGCCGCACAAGTCACGCTGTTTTATATGCCCGCACCAGGACGATCACGAGTGGGCCGAGGTCAAAGCCAACCCTGACGAATGGGCGCAAGCCGTGGCGTTGGATGACGAGCTGCACGACGCAGACGAGCGGGGCGGTGTCTACCTGCATCATTCACGGGTGCCGTTGCGAGATGCTGAGTTGACCGAGCGCCAGCCCGCCGATGGCCGCCAGTGTGGACTAGGCTTGTGCTTTTTGTAACGTTACTCCTGTGTCTGCACATTCTCGTGAGCGATAGCTATGCACCGTCCTGTATCGATCCCGTATCGACAAAGCGTTGCAGGATCGGGAGAAGTTCGGCAACCATCTCACGCGATAGGTGCATCCGGGCGGGTATCTTCTCAGGATCAACACCAACAATAGTTGACCACTCTTTGGCGTTGATGTGGTCAACACCTAGCCAGATCGCGTCATCAGTCGCAAGTGACGAATCCTGAATACTGCACTCGGACCCGTAGAGGTCGGTGAAGTCAGCACTGACAAAGCCGCGCAGTGTTCGTTTCAGTTCCATCGCTCAATGATACATCTGTGCCTTCTTGACACAACCCGTATAATCGAAGTGACCGGACAGTCGAGCGCATCGGCGTAATCTGTCCGGTTTGTCATGCGCTCACTGTACCGGACAGGAGCGTCGTGGACCTACTCATCTTTCTGATTGTGGCGTTGGTGATTCTGGCCCTCCTGGGCTGGATTCTGGCCCTCATCCCCATGCAACAGATACTCCGCAACGTCATCATGGTGATTGCCATCGTGATAGTCATCCTGATCCTTCTGCGTAGGCTCGGCTACCTGTGACACACGAAAAAAACATTATTGCTTGTGCTGTTGACCTTATGGTTGCTCGTGACAATCTGTCGGCGGCGATGCGTAAGCGTGGTCGTCTCCCCATCGAGTTTCAAGATGACTTCACCACTGCCATCGACCGCCTCGGCAACGCACTCAAAGCGGCGGGGCTGGACTGGCAAGACGAGGCAACGTGGAGCCGGCTCCGTTCGGGTCAATGGGCGATCACGCCATGACCGACCTCGACACCCGCTACCGCAAAGATCTAAGACACCCGGCCGGCTTCGGCTATGGTCGCGTCTCGAGCTCGAGCGGTGATTGGACAGGATGGCGACCAGGCAAAGCAACCTCAATCGTGGTTCACTCGACGAACGGCAACAAAGGATCAACCCTGGCAGGCGAGGCCGCGTTTCTGCGCGACAGTAAGAACGTCTCTTGTAGTGACCTCATCGGCAAGGACGGCACGATCGTTGAGATATTGCCGGCTGGCATGGTTCCCTGGCACGCCGGGTCAGGCAAGCCACAGTGGGCGAATCACCTGAGCATCGGCATTGAGCTGCACCACGCCGTCGGCGAAAACTACACCTCGAAGCAGATGGACGCATTGACCCAGCGGGTGCTGGAGTTCATCGCGGTCTACCACATCCCCGACACCCTGATTGAGACGCATCGGTTTATCGCGTTGCCGGCCGGCCGCAAGGTTGACCCCTCCGATTGGTCAGATGACGAGTTCTACGCCTGGCGGGCCAGCCTGTATAAGACAGACCAGCCGCTGGGAACCGTTGCGGTTGACCCACGGCTCAAAGCGTATTGGGAAAAGTCTGGCGGCGTCTGGCAGAAGGACCGCTTTGCGTTGGGGTACGGGACCACACCGCTTACGAACGGTGTGCAGCTTTTCGAGCGTGGGGCGCTGCGCCTCCATGCAGACGGCCAGATAGAAGGTTTGTTGTTGTCGGAGCTCGTCTGATGAAAACACCACACGAGACACTGCTCGTGCGTCAGCTCCTGGCGCCCGGGATGCCGACCGTCTCACAAGTGTACCAATGCGGCACGCCGTTGGTGCTGACCTGGCATAAGGGAAACCATGTTGTTAAGTTGGAAGTGTTCGAGGATGGGCGCGCGGAGTGGTCCTATATCAACGTGAAAACAGACGAACGGTTTTGGTTTGATGCGGATGCAAATGACCCAATAGACGACGCTACCCGGTTCATGCTGGGGTATGTCACCGAGAAGTACAAAGAGGCAATCACGGCATGAGACGATTCAGCTACATCATGGCTGCGATCATCTGGTTGCCGCTCGTGATGAGCAGTGTGCCAGTCCAGCAGCCACCACCGACTGAGCCGATCGTGCTTGATGTCCCGCCATTTGGCACGGGTTTGAACTTCACCAACCCGCAGATTATCCGTGACCGGGCCGGGGTCATCTGGGCAGCAACCCGCGCCGATAGCTCGATAGGCGGTCTGGTGTGGCGCGTGGATGGCTACCAGGGACCAGAGCCTGGGCGACGTGGGACACCAACACAGGTCAACCCGACCAACCCCCAGCAGTTTTTCGCCAATGGGGAATTGGTCGTGTGGCCGGACGGCTACCTGTATTACGTGACCGTGCAGATTGATAACCTACGCGACCGCAACCCGTTAGCACAGACCGCGTGGCCAGTACCTGGGTGGACGCCGTGACCACCGCACGACGCCAGACACGCAACGCCAACCGGCATACCGAGCGCGGCATGATGCAGCTCGACCGGAGTGTCCAGACTGATGGCTGGATTGGCGCTATCACGGTTGCGGCTGATGGTGAGACGTTCGATGGCTCAGCCCGCATTGAAGTGGCGAAGGATGCGCTTGACCAGGCGATTGTGATCCGGTCGGATGGGACCAGGCCGATTGTGCATATCCGCGAAGATATACCAACCGCAGACGACCCGCGCGCCGTCCGGTTAGGTATCGCAGCTAACCGTGTGGCAGAGCTGAACCTTGAGTGGGACGGTGAGCTGCTGGCATCGCTGGCCGATGAGATTGACCTGAGCGGGCTGTGGGACGATGACGAGTTGGCCGCGCTGATGGACCCGCCGCTACCGGGCGCTGGTGGGGATGAGTTCGATACCACACCGGACGATGGGCCTACGCGCGTGCAACCGGGGGAGTTGTGGCAGTTGGGGCGGCATCGGCTGCTCTGCGGCGATAGCACGAAGGCTGATGACGTTGCGCGGCTGATGGACGGCAACCGATCGACACTTCTGGCAACCGACCCGCCTTACAACGTAGGCATCATATACGGCGCTGAGACAGACGATAGCAAAGCTGACGCCGTATATGAAGCGTTTACCCGCCGGTGGATGACAGCGTGGCAGGCAGTAAGCGACCGGCAGATAGTATCACCAGGTTGTAACAACCTGGTGATGTGGTGCCGCTGGTTTGACCCGTACCACATAGCACCGTGGACAAAGACAAACGCCATGACCAACGGCAAGGTATCACGCTGGTGGTGCTGGGAACCGGTGTTGTTCTTTGGTGAGAAGTGGATACGGACCAGGCCTAACGATGTCTTTGACTTCCCGGTCCCACCGCAGACAGCCGTAGGTATTGGTTCACTGTCAGGCCTGCATCCTTGCCCCAAGCCCGTACCAATGTGGGTTGACCTCATCGAGTGCTATAGCGAACGTGACGACATAGTTGCTGATGCGTTTGCCGGTAGCGGGACGATGCTTATAGCGGCAGAACGCACGAAGCGGATCGCATATGTCATGGAACTCGAACCGAAGTATGCCGATCTGTGCTTGAGGCGCTTCACCGCTGAGACGGGCATAGAACCAGAGTTGCTTGCATCCCTGCCAGCGGCGCAATTGGCGCAATTGGAGGTGGTCTAAGTGGCGCTCGGACGCTCACCAAATGCGCCAATTGCGCCGCCACCTCGTCAGCAGGACTATACCGCTGCTCAGGTGATAGAGGCCATCACACAGGCGCGCGGCCTGGTCACGGCGGCTGCTCGGCTGCTCGGCTGCGACCCGTCTACCGTGGACCGCTATGTCAACCGCTATCCAACTGTGGCGGCCGCAAAGCGTCAGGCGCGTGAAGGAATCTTAGACATGGCCGAGGCCGGGTTGATTCAGTCGATTCGTGACCGTGAGCCGTGGGCGATTAAGTACTACCTGTCTACCCAGGGCAAGGACCGGGGGTATACCGAGAAACACGAGATGGACCACCGGGGCAGCATTGAGCATGTCGTGATTGAAATTGGTGAGAACGAATGACCGCCGCACCAGCAGCGACAAGCACGCGCAAAGTCAGGCATACCAGCGCAACCGGGCCGCAGCTTGCGTTCCTGCGTTCTGCTGCTCGATTCCGGTTCTTTATCGGCGGCGTCGGGTCAGGCAAGACGCGGGCCGGTTGTCTTGAGGCATTGAAGCAACCGATCCGCAGTATCGGCATGGTCATCGCCCCAACCTATCCCATGCTCAGAGATGCCACACTGCGAACGTTCGTTGACCTGGCGCAACGGGCCGAGATGCTGAAATCGTGGAACAAAAGTGATATGACCGCCACGCTGACTGATGGCAAGCTCGTTCTCTTTCGCAGTGCTGACGACCCTGACCGCTTGCGTGGTCCCAACCTCGGCTGGTTCTACCTGGACGAAGCCGCCATGATGAGTGCCGATGCCTGGATGGTGATGATAGGCCGTCTCAGACTTGCACCGGGCCGCGCCTGGGCAACCTCCACACCGCGCGGTATGAACTGGCTAGCAAAGCTGGTACAGAGTGGTCCTGACTACCAGCTCATCACCTCGTCAACCCGTGAGAATCGTTACCTTCCGGCTGAGTTCGTTGCAACGCTGGAACGGACCTATACCTCACGAATGGCCCGCCAGGAGATTGAGGGTCAATTCCTTGACGATGTACCGGGCGCGTTGTGGACCCGCCAGAACCTGGACGAGACGCGCGTATCCACGATGCCCGATCTGGTCCGCATCGTGGTGGGTGTGGACCCGTCTGCGACCAGTGGCGGCGATATGTGCGGCATCGTGGTAGCCGGCAAAGGGTCAGACGGTCACGGCTATATCCTCGACGACCGGACCATCCAGGGCAGCCCCAGCGCCTGGGCGCATGAGGCTGTCTCGGCTTTTCACCGGCATAGCGCCGACCGTTTGGTGGCAGAAAGCAACAACGGGGGCGAAATGGTGGCACTCACGATCAAAACGGTCAAGGATGCGCCGGTCGTCAAGCTGGTGCATGCCAGCCGGGGCAAGCTCACCCGCGCCGAGCCGATAGCCGCGCTCTACGAGCAACGCAAGATTCATCACGTCGGCGTGTATGCACCGCTCGAAGATGAACTCTGCTCATATGACGGTACAGGCAACTCGCCAAACCGCCTGGATGCGCTCGTGTGGGCGCTGACTGAACTCAAGATCGGGTCAACCGGAATAGGCTTTTACCCATGATGCAACTGCTCACCAAAGCGCGGTCAATCGTGCGCCGCAATCGGGCGGGTGATTCGGTGACGGATCAGGTTGCGGCAGACCTGGCAGCACGGCAGGCCGGCAATGCGTGGGGTGAGTTGCCGGTGGTCAAGCTCGGCGATCCGCATGGGCCGATTGTCAATATCCCGATGACGCAGCTCGACCCGCTGGACTATACCCGCGCGCACTTGCTGCACATTGCCCGCACGCATGAGCTGGTCAATGCCTGTCTACGGATTCGTGCCGACAGGTTGATCAAGCCGCGCGTGACCGTCGAGCGCGCAGCCGGCCCGGATGAGTGGCAACGCATCGAGCAACACCCCTTGCTTGACCTGATCCGCGTGCCTGACGAGCATCTGGATACCGCCGCGTTCTGGCGCTTTGTGAGTATGAGTTGGGACGCCGTGGGCTATGTCTACCTTGAGCCAATCAAGATTGGTGACTTTCTTATCGGCGTCAATCCGCTTGACCCGCAGTACGTCAAAGAGTTTTACACCTCGTCCGGCAAGCTGGACTACTACCAGTGGTATCCCGGCTACGGTGAGCGGGTGATCTTCCAACCGGATCAGCTCATCGTGAGACGCAGACTCAACGACATTGACCCGGCACCGCTGATCTCGGCACTCTCTGCGGTTGAGTCCGACCTGGCCTATACCGAGCATATCCGGTCGTTCTTTGCCAACAGCGGCATCCCACCGGGCATTGTGATCATCAAGGGATCAGTCTCACCGGAAGATTCGGATGCTATCAAGGAAAAGTGGCTGCTCGAACGTGGCCGCGGTGGGAAGTACCAGAACGCGCCGGTGGTGATGGGCAGTGACGATGCAAGCTATCAAGAGATTGGCTCCAAGCTGCAATCGCTCGACAATGAGATTCTGCGCGAACTGATTGAGTCAAGAATCTGTATGCCATTCGGCGTACCGCCAATCACGATCTATTCCTTCTTTGGGCTGCGACATGGCACCTACAGCAACGTGGATGAAGCATGGAATAGCTACTGGGAAACGACCGTCGAAACACTTTTATCTGAGTGGGCCGATTGGATGACCCGCGCGTTACTGCCATTCTATGAAAACCCGAATGATGTGCGGGCCGGCCTGGTCCGTGTGGCCTTCGATGTGTCCGGTATCCCGGCCATGCAAGAGGACCGGACAGCAAGCGTTGCAATGGAGAAAGACGCATTTGACCAGGGCATTATCTCGATCAACGAACGGCGTCAGGGTATGGGTATGGATCGGTTGAAAGAACCCGCCGCCGATGAGATTGAAGCACTCGCAGAACCTGCACCGATACCGCCGCAACTGGCGGCGTTCGCTGCACCAACATCACCCAATCCGGCAGAGCCTGTCGAGCCTGACGAGCCGGAGGAGGCAAAGCGCCGGCCGGGTACCCCTTGGGTGGTGCATAACGTCAAAGCGAAGCCAAAGCCAACGCCACGGTTGGATGCTGACGTGGCCAAGTACCTCAAGGATGAGTACGCCAAAGCGCGACGATTGGTCATCTCGGAAGGGCCAGCCGGCGCGCAAGTCAAGCTCGAAGATGCGCTCGACGACGGTACGGCGTTGTTCGGCACGCTCGGACCAGCCGAGAGACGAGCCTATGCTGACTCATGGCGTCAGGCCGCATTGAAAATAGATTGGGATGTGACGCTCGATACCGGCGATGTGTCCAGCGCGGTTGACCTGCTGGCCGAGCGGTGCGTGGGGATTGCCGGCACCACCCGTCAAGAGATTGCCGACCTGATCATACGCGGCACGCAGGAGCAATGGAGCGATGCTGAGATTGCCGAGAAGATCGGTGAGTTGGGATTCACCCGCTCGGCGGCACGCGCGCCACTGATCACCCGCACTGAGCTGGCAATCGCAAGCACCACGGCTGCCAGGGATGCCTACCAGGCATCCGGGGTGGTGAGTGAGCTTGAATGGTTGACCGGACCGGACCCGTGTCCAGAGTGCCAGGAGCGCGACGGCAAGCACTACGCACTCGACAGCGCACCAGAGCTACCAGCGCATCCGAGCTGCGTTTGTGACTACGCCCCAATCGTATCCAGTGTGCTTGAAGTACCAGCATCAGTACCAGCGGAGGTGGCAGCATGAACGATGAGTACCGCGCGGCTGAGGCAGTAGCTGCGTTGCAATCCATAGACGCCGGGCGCATTGAGTACAAAGCCAATGTTGACATCCCGGCGCTGAGTGTGGATGGCCGCGAGGTCACGACGCTGTGGAGTGTGGATTGCCTCGACGATGTTGGGGATATCACGCCCGTCTCGGCCTTCTCCAGTGTTCTGACCGCAAAGCCGGAGAGCATACCGCATCTCTTTATGCACGAAATAACGCAGCCCGCTATCGCAGTGGTTCGCAAAGTCGAGCCCGTCACGCGCGCCGATCTTCCGTCTGATGTGCAAGCCGCCTATCCGGAGGCCACTGGCGGTATGTCGAGCGTGTCAACCTTCCTGTCAACGCCGCGCGCCGATGAGATATTTCAGGGTATCAAGGCTGGCATACCGTACCAGGCATCATTCGGCTACCGGGTGATTCAGTCAACACCCCACCGTCAGCTCAAGCGGTCAGACGGCAAGCCGGCGCGCGTGCTGAATCAACTGTACCTCTATGAGATATCCACGACCCACAGCAACCACGCAGCTCAGCCGGCCACGAGGGTGCGGCTCGGCAAAGCCTTAGCACTGCTCGAAGAATACAAGGCCGCGCTTGAAGGTATCAAGGCGGGCAGACGGCACTCAGAAACCGATATGGCGTGGATACGTCAGGGCGTGGAGCTGGCCAGGCAGATTATGAATATGTTCGACGCATTGGGCGCCGACAACCTCCAACCGATTGTAGTTGCTGGTCCACCAACCCTGGTGGAGAGGACTCCAACGGTGGAACTGATAGCCGACATCAGGTCCATCTTAGGAGTCAGCAATGAACAAGTCAGCGTACATGCTGCATCTGGAATCACAGATGCGGCCACTGGTCGATGAGCTAGAGGAACTCGAAGCATTAGAGCAGCCGTCAGACGGCGAGAAGTCACGCCAGGACGAGATCACGGTCCAACTCAAAACCATGAAGGGCGAGTATGCCCGCGCGGACGAGCGGACGAAGGACTCAGCCGCAGCCAAGGGTATCTATCTCGCAACCCAGATCGAAGCGGACCCGCCACGCGCCCGCACTGACCGGCAGCAAGTCGGCAGCAGCCTTGCGCTCGATACCGGCAAGGGTTGGTTTGATACCGTCATTGAATCCAAGTCCTTCAAGCGCGGCATCAACGACTATATGAACGTCCGCGAGGTCATGCCGCTGGCCAAGCTGTCGCCGGTCCTTGAACAGAAGGCGGTGTTTATCCCCGGCAACCTTGACCGTTCGGGCGGCCTGGTCGATGTGTTCAATGAGGGAACGCAACCACGCCGGCGCCATCCGGTCCTCGAACTCATCCGCACCGTACCAACGAACCAGTACAACATCAACTACCTGCCGCTCGACTTCACGAACAACGCCGCGTCGGTTGCGCTCGGCCAGCCCAAACCAGAGTCCACCAACACCGGGCAAATTGAAACGCTCACGCAAACAACCATCGCTCACTGGAAGGAAACCGTCAGGCAGGTCCTCAATTACATCCCGCAGCTGCGCGGTGAGATTGAGACTGAGTTATCGCAAGGTGTGCTTGACCGGCTGGAAAACCGCGTCATCCACGGCACGGGCATCGCACCGCAGATGAAAGGTGTGCTGGCGCAAGTCACGAACACCGCCTCTGGCGCCGACCTGCTTGCACAGTTGTTCAACGCGGTTTCGGCTGTTGAGTGGGCCGGCGGCGTGGTGGATGCGATTGTGGTCAACCCGCTCGATTGGGGCGAGCTGCAACAGTACGAGTACCTCAACAACGCAGTCAACCCGGTCATCACCGCCACAAGCTTCAACGGCTATCCGGTCGTCAAGTCGCGGTCACTGGCAGCCGGACAGGCGATTGTCGGCGACTGGTCAATGGCGGTTGTGCTGTATGTCGGGGATGCGCTGCGGGTTGATGTGACTGAGGCGCTCGGCTTCAAGTCGAACATCGTGACGTTCCGCGCTGAGATGGATGCGGTGGTCCTCGTGAGCCGTCCGTGGCTGATGTATGTCTGCGAAGGCCCGCTGCCAGCACCTCCAGGCGGCGGGGCGCTCATGGCACGCTCGGCACGCGCAGCCGATGAGCCAGCCGCCAAGAAGGGCAAGGAGTAAGCCATGTCAATCCTCTGCACGGTCAGTGAACTCAGACAGTACCTCGACCAGATCGGCGTGAGTGCCGAGAAGGATGCGCTGCTGCAGGTGGTGCTTGACCGTGCAGAGGCCACCATCACGCGCTACCTGACCGGCGTGACCATCGAGGCACCCGCGCCGGAGGATATCAAACAAGTCGTGCTTGAGGTAGCGACCGGGTATCACCAGACACGCGGAGTGATACCCGGTACGCAATCAATGGGACCGGACGGTGTGGTCACGCTGGTGCCATCTGGTGGCCTCACCGGACCACAGAAAGCGACCTTGCGCCAATACCGGATAGAGCAGGGGGCAATAGCGTTCTGATGAGTACGAACGAACCAATCAACCATG